ATGAGTGATTCTGGATGTACTGTTACTTTTGACGGTGATCAAGGTGGCACTTATTTTGTTGATTGTGATTCAGTAAAGTTTATTAATGATAAAGATTTAACTAATAGTGGTTTTCGGACTTTTTATCTTTACCGTGATAAATCTGCTAGTCATTTTACTATAACTTGTCATTCTCTTACTTATCCTTCTTATTCTTATTCTAATGGTTATTCAAGTCAAATAAGATATATTTCTAATGCTTCTAATATTAGATTTAATGCAATGTCAAATATTTATCGGAATTTAGACTTTATCTATTTGTTTGTCTGCTTTATTGTTTCTGTTTATTGCATTTTTAAAATGTTAAGGGGGTTTGTTCGGTGATTGACCAGATTATGGTTTTTTTGGGTAAAAATGATTATCCATTTCTTAGTCAATTTTTATCTGTTGTTGTTCTTACTGTGATTGTTTTGGTTGCTTTGAATCTTCTTCAATCTATTTTATTCTGGGTTGGTGGTAAAAGATGATACAAGTTGTTAATTTCATCTTTAAGCTTATGTCTGATTGGTTATCTATTGTTGTTTCATCTTGGCTTTTGAGTATTTTCGTTTTGTTTAGTGTTATTGCTCTAATTGTTAATTTAGTTGTTAATAGCACTTCAAATAAACAATAGAAAGGGGGAAAGTATGGAAGCTTTACTTGCTAGTATTGCTCTTGTTGCTGCAGAAATTTTTAAATATGTCGGTACAATTGCTACTACAATCACATCTACTCCATTATTACTACTTACAGTTGGTTTCTTAGTAGTTGGTGGTGCTGTTGGTATTTTTGGTCGTTTATTATCTAGAAATTAGTTAGGAGGTTTTTATGGGAGGTGAAGCTGTTAATCCTATGGTCGAATTATTGAAGTCTATTGCTTTAATTGCTAATGCAATTTTTGCACATGTCGGAACGATTGCAAGTACGATTACTGGTACTCCGCTTTTGTTACTTACTGTTGGATTCTTAGTTGTTGGTGGTGCTATCGGTATATTTGGTCGTTTGCTCTCTCGAAACTAAGTAGAAAGGTGGGAGCTTAATTGCTCCCTTTATTTTTATGGAAATTAGTTTAATTGTTAATTTTGTAATAAATGCTATTAAGATGATTTATACGTCTAATTTTGTAATTATTTTCTTTTGTTTTGTTCTTGTTGATTGTTTATTTTCTTTTGTTTCTAAAAGGTTAATGTAATGATTAAATTTATTTTTATTTTAATTTTTTCAATGTTTTTGTTTCTTAAGTTGACTAATAAATATGTCAATCCTTATAAACTCATAATGATTTTTGGTAAAAAGGGGAGTGGTAAGACTACTACACTTACGAAAATTGCTCTTAAAGAATTGAAAAAGAAAAGAAAAGTATATTCAACTGTTGAAATTCCCTCAACATATTTATTTAATACCAACGATATTGGTTCCATGACTTTCGAGCCTAACTCTACTGTTTTGATTGATGAAGTAGGTATGATTTGGGACAATAGAGATTTTAAAAATTTCAAACCACAGGTAAGAGATTTCTTTAAATATCAAAGACAATATAAATTAAAAATTTATTTGTTTTCTCAGACTTTCGATATAGATTTAAAATTGAGAAATTTGACTGATGAAATGTATTTGCTTTCTAATTGTTTAAGAGTTTTTTCTGTAGCTCGTAGAATTTCAAAAAAAATAACAATTAAAGAGTGCGCTGATGGAACATCTACATTATCGGATACGTATGAATTTTATCCGTTTTTGTTTGGTGGTCTTAAATTTACTTTTATCCCTCGTTACACATCTTTTTATAAGAGTTATGATCCTAAAAAATTGGCTTATATCAATGGTACTTATTTGGAATTAAATGATATTCAAAAGAGATATTTAAGTAGTAGAAAATGGTTGTTTGATAAATTTAAAATTGGTTTTATTAAGTTTATTGATTTTCTTAAGTCTGCAGTGCGCCCACGCAGTCGCACTGCAACAAAAAAGGTAGAAGGGTAGTACTATATATGTTTTTAATTAAATCGTTTTTAAAACTCCTTTATGTGCCTTCTAAGGTTATTTATCATTTGTTGATGATTATTCTTATTCCTTTTCCAAAGTTTAGAAAAATTTTTAGTATGTGTTTTTATGTTTATAGAAGGTGGTTGTATTTATGAAATTTAAAACATGTGGTTATTTAGATAAGTTTGATACTGTTGGTGGTCTTATTAAGTCTTTAAAGCGTAGTCATTTATTAGAAGATTCTATTGTTTATGTTATTGGATATGATGAAGAGAGATTATATTCTATGTTTGATTATGATGATTTAAAGTTTTTGTTAAGTAGTTTCGGTAATAGTCCATATTATAATTGTGATCATTGTTGTGTTTCTTCTGATGTTGGTTACACAGTTGATTTTTACCAGATAATGTTAACTGATTCTTTACCTAAAGTTGGTGATTTATTTTTACAAGCTTATCCACATAAGTATGAAAATACAGATAAAAAATAGTTATAATTTCGAAAAAAATTATAACGTTAGCTCTGCTAATTTTTTATATGTATTCGGCAAGCGTTAGCGCGCAAGTGTCGACATTCTTTGTAGTAAAAATAGTGAGGCTTCTATTACTTGATAAATGCCTCACTATTCAAAGTCTCGATTTTATCAAATATAATTTTAGGGGGGTCTATGCTATGTGAAAGAAGTCAAGTTGTTAGATATTATGATTCAAGATTAACACTTTATTCTGATGGAAAGTTAGTTATACGTGATTACGATTCTGTTATTCAGAAGATTAATGATGGTTTTGAAAAGTTTCAAGATAGTGATTCTTCTGTTGTTCCTGTTATTACTCATTGCTCAAAAAAAGAGCGTGATAAATTTGGATCATGCCGTTTTGATAATCTTTTTAGGAGTCGTAAGCTTGTTATAGATTTAGCGTATGAGAATAAGGATCTTTGGAAATCGTTTTTAACTCTTACATTTGCTGAAAACGTAAAGGATATCGATTTTGCTAATAAATGTTTTAATTCATGGTTAACTTCGATTAGACAAATTTTCTCGGATTTTTCTTATTTGTGCGTGCCTGAGTTCCAGAAGAGGGGAGCTGTACATTATCATTTGTTATCTAATCTCGAAGTAGGGGGGGAGTTACTTCCTATTCAAAGTGATAAAAAGAAAATGTATGATGTCCGTTTCTGGAAGTATGGCTTCACGTCTGCATTTGATTTGAAGTTAGCTGATGATAGATTTAATGTTTCTCTTTACGTATGCAAGTATCTTTACAAAGATATTGATTCTCGATTGTTTGGTAGAAAAAAGATAATGCATAGTCGTAATCTTAATCTTCCGAAAGTTGCTACAATGCTTCATAGTAATACTTATCTTCTTTCTATTATTGCTCATATTGTCGATGGAAAAGATATTACAGAGTTTAAATTTGATTCAAAAAAGAAGTTTCAAGTTGGGTTTAAGGAGCAAACAGTTTATTTATCTGCTGATGAGATGAAAAAAATTGATTTCTTATTTAATAATATTTAGTCTATTTTTATTTTTTCTCTTTACTTATTTTTATTTAGGTATATTATTTGTTTAGGAGGTTATTTATAAATATGTCGAAGGATAGTTTACGCTCATTCTTCGCAAGTCTTAAGGGTTATATTTGTTTTAAACCTTTTCTTGATAAAGTTGAAATTAAGGGTTCTTCTTTTTCTAGATTTTTAAAGGGTAGTGATCATAATTACGAAGTATCTTTAAATAAATTATTAGCACTTAAACAAGTAATTCTTGATTTTTGCGAACGTGTGGGATAGATGTTCTTCGTTTAATGTATTGTTATGTGATTTTAAAAAATCGCATAACATACATTATGCGAAGTTACTTATAAATAAAGAAAAGACACTCTTATGAGTGCCTGATTATTTACTTAACTAATTCCTTTAAGTTCTTAGCTGCTTTGAATCCTGGAACCTTTGATGCAGGAATCTTGATAGTTTCTTTTGTTTGTGGGTTGATACCTGTACGAGCTGCACGAGTCTTAACTTCAAACTTACCAAAGCCGGAAATATCTACACGACCACCATCTTTTAAAGTACCTGATACTGTATCAAATACTAAATCGATAATCTCTGCTGCTTCTTTCTTAGTTAGGTTGTGCTGTTCAGCTACTAATTCAGCAATGCTCTTCTTATTTAATGTTTCTGCCAT